TGCTATAGTCCAATAAAAGCTTGGTACAGCAGGGAATTAACAAAAGACGGTAAACGTTTTATCGTTTTTAATCCTGCTAAAGGCTATGCTGATAAAAAAGTTGATATCCCTTGTGGTCAATGTATCGGTTGCCGGTTGGAAAGATCTCGCCAGTGGGCGGTGCGTATTATGCATGAAGCAAGTCTCCACGAAAACTCTTGTTTTGTAACTTTGACTTATGATGATGCACATTTGCCCGCTGACGGTTCTCTTTGTCTTGATGATTTCCAAAGGTTTATGAAAAGGTTGCGTAAGAATGTCGCACCGGAAAAGGTTAGGTTCTTTCACTGTGGTGAGTATGGCGAAAAATTAAAAAGGCCTCATTATCATGTTGCTTTTTTTGGTATTGACTTCCGCGATAGGAGTGTGTATACTATAAATGATGCGTTATTCGAATCGTCGAAAACATTGTCAGAGTTGTGGCCTCTCGGCTTTAACACCGTCGGAGAACTTACCTTCGAAAGTGCTTCCTATATTGCGCGCTATATCACTAAAAAGATTACAGGAGAAAAAAAATCCGATCATTATGCAATCGTCGATGAGTTTACGGGTGAGGTTTTGCACGAGCGTACACCGGAATATATTACGATGTCTCGCAGGCCCGGTATCGGGTATGAGTGGTTTAATAAATATGTTGATGATGTATACCCGTCGGATTCTATTGTGGTTAAAGGTAAAGAAATGAAACCGCCTAAGTATTATGATATGCTGTATAATAAATATTTTAAGGAGGAATTTAAAAAAATTAAAGCTAGTCGTATGGATTTATCCGAAGCTGTAAAAGCTGATAATTGTTATGATAGGCTTGTTGTAAAAGAGAAAGTAACGTTGTTAAATCTTGAAAATAAAAAACGGAGGTTTGAAAATGATTAAATTGATGTTCGCGATCTTTGATTCAAAGGCTAAGTATTTTAATAAGCCTTTCATGTTCCAGTCTAAGGGAGAAGCTGTAAGAGGTTTCTCTGATCTTGCAAATGATACTCAAACAGAAATTGGACGGCACCCGGAAGATTTTACTTTGTTCTATCTAGGTGAGTATATGCAAGATAAAGGTAGTTTTAAAAATGCTATTTCTCCAGAAAGTCTTGGTGTAGCTATTGAGTATATAAAAACAGAGCCGGAAAAATTAAGGATAACTGATATAAAAGAGGTTGAAGGAGGTAATAAATAATGAAATTAAAGTCGGTAATGAATCATTCGTTCAGTCAGATACCTGATGTAAAATTGCAGAGATCAAAGTTTAACCGTTCACACGGTTATAAAACGACTTTTGATTCTGGGTATTTAGTGCCCGTATATGTTGATGAAGCGTTGCCCGGTGATACGTTCAATCTAAAAATGACAAGTTTTGCTCGTCTTGCGACTCCGATAAAACCGTTAATGGATAATCTATATCTTGATACGTTCTTCTTTGCTGTTCCAATACGTTTGATTTGGAATAATTGGCAAAAGTTTAACGGTGAACGTACAGATCCTGATGATTCTACGTCGTTTCTTGTTCCTCAAATGGTTGCCACTGCTGTTACTGGTTATACCGTAGGAAGTTTATCTGATTATATGGGTATCCCTACTGGTATTGCAGGGTTGTCTCATTCTTCGTTATGGCATAGAGCATATAATCTTATTTATAATGAATGGTTCCGTGATCAAAACTTGATTGATAGTGCTATCGTTGATAAAGATGATGGCCCGGATAATGTTACTGATTATGTGTTGCGTAGGCGTTGTAAAAGACATGATTATTTTACATCATGTTTACCGTGGCCACAAAAAGGTGATAGCGTGTTGTTGCCTTTAGGCGATGAAGCACCAGTATTAGGTATTGGGAAAATAAATGGAAATTGGTTAGACAATTATAATGTATATGAAACAGACGGAACTGGTATCACTAATTATCCCGGTGGTCAGTTGATTGACGGTACTGCAAATGATTGTAAGTTTATCGTTCGTGAGGATGCTTCTCATGAAGGCTATCCTGATATTAGAGCTGATTTGAGTGAAGCTACTGCTTCTACAATAAATGAGTTAAGGCAGGCGTTTCAAGTTCAGCGTATGTTAGAACGTGATGCTCGCGGTGGTTCTAGGTATATTGAGATAATAAGGTCTCATTTCGGTGTTATATCACCTGATGCTCGTTTACAGAGACCGGAGTATCTTGGTGGTGGTAGCACGTCTATAAGTATTTCTCCTGTTGCTCAAACTGCACCTACTGCAGGGACAAATGCTATTGGAAGTTTGGCCGGTTTTGGTACAGTGTCGTCTCAAAACGGTTTTGTCAAATCGTTTACAGAGCATTGTGTTTTGCTTGGTCTTGCTAATGTTCGTGCTGATCTTACTTATCAGCAAGGTCTTGATCGTATGTTCTCTAGGCTTACAAGATATGATTATTTCTGGCCGTCTTTGGCTAATCTTGGTGAGCAGGCTGTATTAAATAAAGAGATTTATGCTAAAAATACTGCTGATGATACTCTTGTGTTTGGTTATCAAGAAAGATATGCGGAATATCGTTATAAACCTTCAAAAATTACTGGTTTATTTCGTTCTACTGCCGCAGGTACTCTTGATGTGTGGCACGTTTCTCAAAAATTTGATGCTTTGCCGGAACTTGGGCAAACATTCATTGAGGATAATCCACCGCTTGATAGAGTTATTGCTGTGCCAACAGAGCCTCATGTCATATTTGACAGTTATTTCGATCTAAATTGTGTTAGACCTATGCCAGTGTATAGTGTTCCCGGCATGATAGACCACTTTTAAGGGGGTTTTATGGGTGATTTTGGTAATATAATTGGCTCTTTGATTAGTGGTGGTGCTTCTGCTTATGATACTTGGCAGAGGAACAAAAGTCAGGAGCGTACCAATCAGCAAAATGTTGAAGAAGCTACAAAAAATCGTCAATGGCAAGAAATTATGCAAGGCCGATCAGAGAATTATAACTCTTATGAGGCCGAAAAAGGCAGAGCGTTCGCAGAGCGTCAAAATCTCGCTCAGATGAAATATAATGCGGAGCAGGCATATGATGCCCGAAAGTTTGAATATGCCATGTCAAACACGGCCTATCAGCGTTCAATGGATGATATGCGCAAGGCTGGGTTAAATCCTATGCTTGCTTATATGCAAGGGGGAGCTTCAACTCCCCCGGGCTCGCAAGCTTCTGCTTCTTCATCTAGTGGCCCTTCTGCCAGTATTAGTACTCCTTCTGGTTCTCAAGCTCGTCTTGAGGCTCCTGTTGGTAAAGGTGCTTGGCTTGGTCGTGGTATTCAAGATGCTATAACTAATAGTATTGAAATGCGGAGAATAAAAAAAGAGCTTCAGCAAACTGATAGTCAAATAGCTGTAAATAAACAGCTTGCTAATACTCAAAGAACTGTGCAAGAGTATAATAAAGCTCAAACTGCAAAATCGTTGTCAGAAAAGGGTATCATAGATATAAATAAAAATATAAAAAATGCGTTGATACCTACTATTCAGGCTACTGCAGAAACTCAAAGGCGTTCTTCTCTTGCTGATCAGTCTTGGTTTATGGTATGGTTTAATAAATTGCTTGATCGTATTCCGTTTATAAGTAGAACTGCTGTTGATCTAAATAAATTAATTGAAAATTAGGGGGTTTTATGGGTATTATATGTAAAGGTGGTAGGACTAAGCAGTCGTTTCGTGATGAGTGTGATATTAATAAGTTAATGACTCGGTATGTAAAAACAGGTCGTCTTCCAGATCTGATTCGCAAAAATCCTATATATGGAGACTTCTCAAAAGCTGTTGACTTACAGTCTGCTTATGCTGTGGTTGAAAAGGCCGAACTACAATTCCGCGAGTTGTCTGCGGAAGTGCGTAAAAGGTTCGATAATGATCCTGTAAAGTTTATGGCCTTTGTTGAAGACCCGGCTAATATTCGTGAGATGATAGATATGGGTCTAGCTGTCGAAAAAAAACCTGATGTGGTTGTAAATAATGAGTTGCCCGGTACGGGAACTCCTAAATAATATATATTATATGTTAAAAAAGGATATTATATGTTAAAAAAATCTCGTTCTATGGTTGAAATATTGTCTATTATCCCATTGGTTATTGATGCTTTAGAGCATCTTATGTGGTTAATTGATTGTCAAAAAGGTTCTAAAAATGTTAAATAAAATGGTGTTTTTTGAGTCTAATTCTTCCCGTTATGAAGCGTTCCTTACGCTTTTTACTAAGTCGGGAGAATTCGCCGGCCGGCGAGGCGAAGTAAGTGCTAAAGGCACGTTATACCAGTTATAATTACTTGATAGTAACTGGTATGACTGACACCAGTCAGTCTAAAGGGGGTGAGAACAATGGCATTTCGGAAGCGTATGAGCAGGCGATCTAGTCGTAAAAATTTCAGAAGTTCGTCTGGGGTACACCCCAAAAATAAACTCCGTCCAATAATGAGAGGCGGGATAAGGATTTAAATCTATGCCCGGCCATAGCCCAATAAA